CGAGACATTATCTCGAAGGCATAGGAGTAAGCCTCGCGAGTGCGAAACTTAACGGTCTTGTTATTAGGGAACTTAAGTGCAAAGTTACCGCGTCTGTTATTCATATGTTTTAAATAATATTAGTAGAAACTAATTTTAAATCAACTACTATATGGCAGCTGCACTTAGAGCTTTGTATTGTTCAACCATTATCTGATTGGTAATATTATTGTTTAATGCATAGGTAGCATTACCGATCTTTAATGCTGTCATTGAGCCTTTCTTAAGAGTAATCTCGTAATTGTTTCCTTCTACTATTCCTAACTCTCTTAATCTTAAACTTAAATCCGGTTGCGCTGGCATAGTATGTACCGTAACCCGTTGGCCGGGTGAGAAATTAGTTAACGGTACCGGAGGCATTAAAACAATACTTACGTGTATTATTAGTATTTTAAAGTAAATATATCTAATGACCCGTCGTAAATCGTCTAAAAAGAAAAAGTTCTTACCTTATAAGAATCTTGGAGAGCTTTATACTGAAAGCGTTTTTGGTTTACCATCTGTACGTAGAACTACTGTATTGGAAGAAGGCCCTACATTAGACATTTACGCTAAGGATCCGGAAACAGAAGAAACTGATAAAATTGGGACTGTCGATAAAGAGTATTTTAATACAAAAGTAAAACCTGCTATTCGTCGTGGTAGTAGTGAAGCGGGTAAAGTACGAAAAGAAATATCTGATCGTTTAGAAACAGCAAATGGTCTTATCGGTAATAATGCAGACATCTATGAAAACTTTGTAGAGGTAACTGGTATTGAATTAACTAAAGAAAACACTATTGCATTTAGAGACGGCTTACTTTTTACAATAACCGATAATCAACAATTCACTTTAGCTGATCTTATTCATGCTTCTTACAAAGGAGATAAACAAGCCATCTCTGATAATCTAGCAAGAGTTTTAAAAACGTTTCCGGTTACCGCCGTCTTCGGACGTCCAGGGGAAGGCGAACTTGCTCTTAGTTTTTTTGCTGGGGGTAAGAAACCTATTAAAGGAGACGTACAAATAGATAACTTTTTAATTGAACTTAAGGGACCAAATGCTCGTCTTTATAAAACAGAAGCTATAGAGGACATTAGTGTAGACTCCTTGGTTAATATTATTAACGCACCAGAAAATGAAAAGATTGACAAAATATGCGATTTTATTATTAGGTATGCTGGTAATAACTCTTTACTAGGGTCTTTTAGGTCGGAATTATCTGCTACCGTTAGCAGCAATCTTGCTACATATGTACAAGATGTAAATTTTCTTTACCGAGTAAATAAAAACAAACAAACTGTTATAGCTAATAATCGTCTATTAATTTTTAAGACGATGGGTTGGTTGCATTTACTTGGGTACCAAAAGTCGTTCGGTTTTAATGGTATGTTGTTCTTTAATAAAAATAGTAACAACATTCCAATGCGAGGTTTAAATACTGGTAGCCTATCTTTAAGCAATCTTTTAACTGTTAACGATATAGTTATTACGTTTAGAAAAGATGGTGGCGGGTTTGTAGTTAATTATACAGGTGCTTAATGGCAAAGCCAAAAGATCAAACGTTCTATCTCGGTAATAAGAACTTACCGCAACCAGAAACTGAGTTCCAGTGGACTCAAGAGATGGTAGAAGATTTAGAAAGAGCTAGAAAGTCTATCTTACACTTTACTCGTTTCTTTTACATTGTTAACTTGGATGAAGGCAAGCAACCAATTAAGCTTTATCCTTATCAAAAGCGCATTCTAAAGGCATTAGTTGAAAACAGATTTAATGTAGTACTTGCAAGCCGTCAAATCGGTAAAACCACTATTTTAACCATTTTTGCTTTATGGATGGTATGCTTTATTGATGACTATAGAGTACTCCTAATAGCGAACAAAGAATCCACAGCAATCAATATTTTTAAGCGTATTCGTTTAGCGTATGAGATGTTACCTAACTTTCTCAAGCCAGGTGTAATTGAGTATGCAAAAACTGGTTTATCTCTCGCTAACGGCTCCTCAATCGGCATTAGTACTACTACATCCGATGCAGCTAGAGGTGAATCTATTAATTGTCTTCTTATTGACGAAGCTGCATTTATTGATGCGGGGTTTATGGATGACTTTTGGGAATCGGTATTTCCAGTTATTTCCTCATCCAAGAAGTCTAAAATCTTTATGTTATCAACCCCTAATGGTGTTGGTAATTTGTTCTATAACATTTATACCGGGGCAGTAGAAGGTACTAATGGTTGGCATCACGAAAGAGTCGATTGGCATGAGGTACCAGGTAGAGACGAAAAATGGAGAGAACAGATGAGTAAAGCACTCGGTTCTCAAGAAGCATTCGATCAAGAATACGGTAACACTTTTAGATCAGCAGGGGAAAACGCTTTAGATAAAGACCAACTCGACTTAATGGAAAGAAATGCTATTGAGCCTATCCTTGAAGATGATGAAGGTAACTACAAGATTTATAAAGATAGACAAGAGTATCACTTCTATACTATTGGGGTGGACGTGGGGGAAGGTATTGGTAGAGCAAATAGTGTTATACAGATAGTAGATATAACTAACTTAACTAATATTGAACAGGTAGCTGTATATGCTAATAATAAATTAGACCCGTTTAACTTTGCAGCAAAGTTATTAGATATTGCTCGCGAATGGGGTTCCCCACCTCTGTTAATTGAACGCAACAATTGTGGTGCTCAAGTTGTCGATTCATTAGTTCATACTCACAACTACGAGGGTATTATAAAGTATACTCCAAGTATGGGTCAGTATACTGAAAAGGTTGATAAAGAAAACCGCTTAGGGGTATTTGCTCATGTCAATAGCAAGTACAACTCGATGGTTAATTTTAGATATTGGATGAACGTATTACGTTGTGTTACTATACACGACAAGCAAACTTTAAATGAGTTTAAAACTTATGTCCGTCAAGCTAACGGGGTATGGAAAAAACAAACTGATAATTATCTTGATGATAGAGTAGAAGCTTTAATTTGGGCTATATTTGTATTAGATAGTAAAGTAATTGAACAGTACTATGAAGTAATAGAGAAGGATGGTAACGGTAAACCACTAAAGGTAATGCCATTTAATTTTGACCCGGTACAGAGTAGTGTACCTAAACTTGACACTGTTTATAATAAATTATCTAAAGGTAAAAGAAAAGATGAAATACAAACTCGTAACCCATCCTTTATAGGTAATGGAGACTCATCAGGTAATTCTGAAATAGACGAGTTAGCTGCTGAAGGCTGGAAGCCTTTAGGTACTGGTCAAGTAACCACCGGATATGCTGGTGGTATGTTGTTTTAAGACAATAAAAAAGCCCGCCGAAGCGGGCTTTGCAATTTATAAGATTACTATGTCTTATTCAAACATCTTCTTACCAGGAGTTGCTACAGTACCGGTACCGGTCTTGTTAGCGCCACCCTTAGTATTTTGAAGCTTTGAATCAAAATGTGCTGCATCCTTAGGTGTTGGGTCTTCTTTAGCTGCACCTTTTTCTACAGCATGCTTTACTGCATGAAGATCGCCAACCTTATTGTTCTTACCTTGAAGAGCGGCATTATTACCCTTTTCTTCCTTAGGTGTTGGTTCATTTACGATTGCTTCTGCAGCCATATCACCTTCTGGCTCTTCGCCGCCGATGACTTCTTCTTCACCAAGCTTTGCCATTAAAAGGTCATGAAGCTTCTTTGCGAGATCTTTTGGAAGAGTAATAGTTACTTCATCCCCACCCATATCAACTTCTGGTGCATCAGCTGCTGCATCATCAGCACCTGGTACACCCATATCATCTTCATGATGCATATCATCTTCATCATGCATATCGCCTTCATCATGCATATCGCCTTCAGTGAAAGGAACGCGCTTAAGTGCTTCCTCGTATAATTGATCGAATTTTGGTTTTGACATAGTAAACTTTGGTTTGTAATTATATTTATTATTCTCCTGTGCAGATTCCTTAACTTTTTCTACCGGAGTTGTAATTTTTGCTGCATCATCTTCATAATCATTTTCGGATGCTGGTTCATCATGCTCTTCTTCTTTCTTCATTACTTTAGCATCTGAACCTGGATCAGCCTTGTGATCCACTTCTTTAAAATTGTTTCCTTTAAGACCTACCGGGCCAGTCTTCTTTGCAAGAGGCTCAATCATTCCACCCTTGCCGGTACCCGGACCACCACCAAGCGCTTGACCTGGCTTATTAACATTTTCGGATAGATACTGAGTAACATCAGTATTAAGAATAAAGTCTGCTTTGTTTTCTGTAACAACTTTTTGCTGATCTACAGAAATTGCGGCAACTTTAGAATATGCTTCGCTAAGGTCGGAAAGATTTTTAAGCTTCATTATCAATATTATTTAGTATATCTAATGTTAATTCTATACAATATAGTAAATATTTTTATGTCCATTGCTCAATACTGTATTAATACAGGACCGTATGTACCCCCTGGAACTTCCCAAGTAGGCTATCAATTAAGTGGTGGGTACAATTGTGTATATGGTACAAGCGGGGTGAGATACTTAGATGTTGCTAATAATGAATCAGAGCAACAACTTTGGAATAATTGGTGGAAAGAACAAATCGGTCAATATGGTATGCAAGTTAGCTACTATATTAATGGTTATAATTTATCTGCCCATGATTATTTCTATGGGGAGCAGCCATTAGTAAGATACTCAGTACCATTTCCAATTGTAATGGCTATTCAACTTAGTAACGATAATGTTATTTTAAGTAAGTTTGGTTTAGAAGGACAAGCAGATTTAACTGCAATTATTCCTATAGATACTTTTTATGCAACAGTTACTGCAATTAGCGGTGTTTTATCTGCTTCTAATTACGAACCTAAGTCAGGGGATTTAATACAATTAATAGAATACGGTTCAACTAGACCAGGTGGAAGAAACGGACGTATATTTGAAATAACTGAACGTGTTGATGAAATGGGCGGGGAAAATAATCAGCTCATGGGCCATTACGTTTGGATGATAAAGGCGAAACGCTTTGACTACAACTTTGAATTGGATGCTCCAAGAGAAGCTCTTAGTGATCAAGTATATGATAATAAAGTTGAAGGTCAGGTTAATAACTTACCTAAGGTCTTAGAAACTAAAGAATATACTCAATTTGTTGATAAGGATTCAGCTGAAGTATTTAACTATAAAGAAAACACTCAAGCTAATACAAATGTATACGGAGATTATGATGAAAATGCTATTTGGGTTAATTATGTTGGGGTTGCAGGAGTGAGTGGTCAAACTACCGGTGCTCTTGGGGCATCCGCAGCCGCATATGTTGTCGTGCAGAGTCCCAATAATTAATATGGTGCCCCATAAGTAATTAAACGCGCAATGGCCGACCCCACTCTTATATTTCCTCACGAGTTACCTCGTATAACCACATTAAGTGCAAACGACTTAATTTTCGTTGAGCATAATAACGGCAACGGCTCCTACACTTCTTATTCTACAGCTGTATCAGCTTTTTCTGCTTCTGCTTCAGGCTACTCAGGAGCATCAGGTTATTCCGGTGCTAGTGGTTACTCAGGCTATAGTGGTTTAAATGGCGGTGCAACAGCTTCCGGGTTTTCAGGCTTTTCCGGTAATTCAGGTGTGTCTGGTTATTCTGGTGCTAGTGGTTATAGTGGCTCAGGAATTTCTGGGTTCTCAGGTATTTCAGGTTACTCCGGCAACAGTACTTCCGGGTTTAGCGGCATTAGCGGCTACTCTGGAAAATCTGGGTTTAGCGGTATATCTGGTTTTAGCGGTATTTCCGGTTATAGTGGCACTAGTGGGTATTCAGGCTATTCCGGCACTAGTGGCTATAGTGGTATTTCTGGCTATTCAGGTTTTTCCGGTACCTCCGGCTATTCTGGTACTAGTGGCTTCAGTGGTGTTTCTGGTTACTCTGGTTACTCAGGTGTTTCGGGTTCTGCAGCCGCATCAGGTTTTTCAGGTTTATCAGGCTACTCTGGCATTAGCGGGTTTTCTGGTTACTCTGGACAATCTGGTTTTAGCGGGTCAGGTGTAAGCGGTTATTCTGGTACTTCTGGCTTTTCAGGCTATAGCGGTAACGGAGCCACTGCTGCATCCGGTTTTTCAGGCTTTAGCGGTTACAGTGGACAATCTGGTTTCAGCGGTTTATCAGGTTGGTCTGGTTACTCGGGCTTTAGCGGTTATTCTGGACAATCTGGCTTTAGTGGCATAGGTACATCAGGTTATTCCGGTGAAGTGGGTACTTCTGGCTTCTCTGGTTTTAGTGGAGCAAGCACTTCAGGTTTTTCTGGTCAATCCGGCTTTAGCGGTATATCAGGTTGGTCTGGTCAATCCGGTCAATCAGGCTTCAGTGGCAGTTTAGGTATATCAGGGTTTTCTGGTTATTCAGGTCAAATCGGTCAATCCGGTTTTAGTGGAGAATCAGGCTATAGCGGATATTCAGGTTACTCTGGTTTTTCTGGTCAGTCCGGCTTTAGCGGTACATCCGGTTGGTCTGGTTATTCTGGTCAAAGTGGTTATTCAGGTCAATCCGGTTTTAGTGGTGTAGGTACATCAGGCTATTCTGGTGAGTCTGGCTATAGTGGTATTTCTGGCTTTAGTGGTGAAAACGTTTCCGGTTATTCTGGTTACAGTGGTCAATCTGGCTTTAGCGGTACAGGGCCTAGCGGCTTTTCCGGTCAGTCCGGGTTTAGTGGTACAAGCGGCTGGTCAGGCTATAGTGGCTACTCCGGAGAGTCTGGCTATAGTGGAGAAAGCGGCTATAGTGGTCACAGCGGTCTTTCTGGCTTTAGCGGTATTTCTGGTTACTCCGGATCCGGTGTTTCTGGTTATTCTGGTTTTAGTGGCTATTCTGGGCAATCAGGCTTTAGTGGAGAATCAGGTTATTCAGGTGAGTCTGGCTATAGCGGTATTAGCGGCTTTAGTGGTATAAGTGGTTGGTCTGGATTAAGTGGCTGGTCAGGCTATAGTGGCTATAGCGGGCAATCTGGTTTTAGTGGCTTGTCTGGTACATCAGGCTATTCCGGTACATCTGGCTATTCAGGGGAATCTGGTTACAGTGGTGTTTCCGGTTGGTCTGGCTACAGCGGTGAATCTGGTTTTAGTGGGCTATCAGGTTATTCCGGAGATTCTGGTTTATCAGGTTGGTCTGGTATTAGCGGTTATTCCGGTTTTAGCGGACAATCTGGCTTTAGTGGTTGGTCCGGCGCTTCAGGTTATTCTGGCTTTAGCGGTGTCGGTGGTCAAGTTGCTTCTTCTGGTTTTTCAGGTTACTCAGGGGAATCAGGTTATTCTGGTTTATCTGGTTATAGTGGTTATTCTGGTAGCGGTGTATCAGGTTGGTCTGGTTATTCTGGTCAATCCGGCTTTAGTGGTACCTCTGGTTATAGTGGCTATAGTGGTACTAGTGGCTTTAGCGGAGAAAGCGGCTTCTCTGGTTATTCTGGGGAATCTGGCTTTAGTGGTATTTCTGGTTATTCAGGCATCTCTGGCTTTAGCGGAGATTCAGGCATATCAGGTTATAGCGGCTACTCTGGTCAATCTGGCTTTAGCGGTTCATCTGGTTGGTCTGGATTTTCAGGCATAAGCGGTTTTTCTGGAGAATCTGGCTATAGCGGTATATCTGGTTTTAGCGGCATAAGCGGCTATTCTGGTATCTCTGGTTGGTCTGGGGAATCAGGTTATTCCGGTTATAGTGGGTCTGGTTATTCAGGCTACTCGGGTATATCCGGCTTTAGTGGTATTTCTGGCTATTCAGGCATCTCAGGATTTAGCGGCATATCCGGCTGGTCTGGTTATTCTGGTATATCTGGCGAATCTGGCTTTAGCGGTATAAGCGGTTTTAGCGGCATAAGCGGTTGGTCAGGCTATAGTGGTATATCTGGCTTTAGCGGTATATCAGGCTATTCTGGTATCTCTGGTGAATCTGGCTTTAGCGGTATATCTGGCTACTCAGGCATTTCTGGTTGGTCAGCATATTCAGGTTACTCTGGTATATCAGGCTATTCAGGCTATTCAGGCATTTCCGGCTTTAGCGGCATATCTGGCTTCAGCGGCATATCTGGCTTTAGTGGTATAAGCGGTTGGTCCGGGTATTCAGGCATATCTGGCGAATCTGGATTTAGCGGCATATCAGGCTTTAGCGGAATTAGCGGATGGTCTGGTTATTCAGGCTATTCTGGTATATCGGGTTACTCTGGTATATCTGGTTTTAGTGGTATATCTGGCGAATCTGGCTTCAGCGGCATATCTGGCTTTAGTGGTATAAGCGGTTGGTCCGGGTATTCAGGCATTTCTGGCTTTAGCGGCATAAGCGGCTGGTCCGGTTATTCTGGTATAAGTGGCTATAGTGGTATATCTGGTTACTCAGGCATTTCTGGCTTTAGCGGTATATCTGGTTACTCAGGCATTTCTGGCTTTAGCGGTTCTGGCGTCTCAGGGTGGTCTGGTTATTCCGGTGCACCTGCAGTAGGGGTAACCTACTATTATTCTAATAGCGCATCTGATATCGGTGGGTATGAATTATTAGATGTCGCACCTGATAATGATTCAGAAACATCTTATACAGTAACTGTGAATCAGGCTGGTGGTAGAGTAATGTTCGTTGAACAAATTACTGAAATAGGTGAACCAGGAGCTACTGTAATACCAGTCGGTACTTGGCAGTGGAATACCTATTTTACTAACACCGACTCTACTAATGGTACATCATTAGTGTTTGGTATTTTCACTCGTGCATCTAACGGTACTGAAACTTTACTCTTTTCAGCAACAAGCGCGCCATTAACTCAAACAGCAAGCCCAATACTTCAGACTACCCAGTTTACAATCGCTACCCCGATCAATACTGAAATAACTGATCGTTTAGTTATAAGAGTTTATGCTCAAACCACTAACGCGTCAAATGTAACTGCTGAATTATATTATGAGGGCTCGGCGCATTATTCTAACATCTCAACCGGTATATATCGTGGCGCTGTTGGTACGTCTGGTACTTCAGGTTATTCAGGTAAATCTGGTTATTCAGGCATATCTGGTTATTCAGGCATATCTGGGGAATCAGGCTTTAGCGGTATTTCAGGCTTTAGCGGTATATCAGGCTTCAGTGGTATCTCAGGTTGGTCTGGCTATTCAGGTATAAGCGGCTTCTCCGGCATCTCAGGGTGGTCTGGCTTTAGCGGTGCCGGTGGTCAATCTGCTTCTTCTGGTTTTTCAGGTTACTCAGGCATTTCTGGCTTCAGTGGTATATCTGGTGAATCTGGCTTTAGCGGTATTAGCGGCTGGTCCGGCTATTCAGGCTACTCTGGTATTTCAGGTTACTCAGGCATTTCAGGCTTCAGCGGTATCTCTGGTTGGTCTGGTTATTCAGGCTACTCTGGTATATCGGGTTACTCAGGCATATCTGGCGAGTCTGGCTTTTCTGGTATAAGCGGCTTTAGCGGTATATCTGGCTTTAGCGGTATCTCAGGCTGGTCTGGTTATTCCGGTATATCTGGCTGGTCTGGTTATTCTGGTATAAGCGGCTTTAGCGGCATCAGCGGTTGGTCTGGTTATTCAGGTTACTCAGGCATTTCTGGTTATTCAGGCATTTCTGGTTACTCTGGTATCTCTGGCGAATCTGGCTTTAGCGGCATATCTGGCTTCAGCGGCATCTCAGGATGGTCTGGCTATTCCGGCATATCGGGCTTTAGTGGTATATCAGGCTATAGTGGCATTTCAGGTTACTCTGGTATCTCTGGCGAATCTGGCTTTAGCGGTATATCTGGTTACTCTGGTTATAGTGGCGAATCTGGCTACTCTGGTTCCGGTATCTCTGGTTGGTCTGGCTTTAGTGGTTATTCTGGTCAATCCGGTTTTAGTGGTATTTCAGGTTGGTCTGGAGAATCTGGTATAAGCGGCTTCAGCGGAGAATCTGGTTATTCAGGTATCTCTGGCTGGTCCGGTTACAGTGGTATTTCTGGTTATAGTGGTATTTCCGGTTACTCAGGTATCTCTGGTTGGTCTGGAGAATCAGGCTTTAGCGGACAATCCGGATTCAGCGGTTGGTCTGGAGAGTCTGGTTTTAGTGGTATATCAGGCTATTCTGGTTTATCTGGTTACAGCGGTATTTCAGGTTACTCTGGTATATCAGGCTGGTCCGGCTATTCTGGGGAATCTGGTATTTCAGGTTATTCTGGGGAATCTGGTTATTCTGGTTATTCTGGTTATTCTGGCTTATCAGGCTGGTCTGGGGAATCTGGTTATTCAGGTATAAGCGGCTTTAGCGGTATATCAGGTTATTCCGGTATATCTGGTTATAGTGGTTACTCTGGTATTTCCGGTTGGTCTGGTTATAGCGGCTTTTCTGGTATTTCAGGCTGGTCCGGTTATAGCGGCTTTAGCGGACAGTCCGGCTTTAGCGGTGATTCAGGTATTTCAGGCTATTCGGGTATAAGCGGTTACTCCGGTCAATCTGGCTTTAGCGGTATATCAGGCTGGTCAGGAGAATCCGGTTACAGTGGCTACTCTGGAGAATCTGGTTTCTCAGGACAATCTGGCTTTAGTGGTATATCTGGTTACTCTGGTTATTCTGGTATAAGCGGCTTTAGCGGTATATCAGGTTATTCAGGTATTTCAGGCTGGTCTGGCTACAGCGGGGAATCCGGCTTTAGTGGCTACTCAGGAGAATCTGGCTTTAGCGGCTACAGCGGTATAAGCGGTTACTCTGGTATCTCAGGTTATTCTGGTATTATAGGCGAATCAGGTTATTCCGGTATAAGCGGTTATTCAGGTATTATAGGCGAATCTGGTTATTCTGGTATAAGTGGCTTTAGCGGTATATCAGGTTGGTCTGGGTACTCTGGTATATCTGGTTATAGCGGTGTTTCCGGCTTCAGCGGCTATTCTGGTATATCTGGTTATAGTGGCTATTCTGGTATAAGCGGCTTTAGCGGATTATCCGGCTTTAGCGGTGAATCTGGTTATTCAGGTTATTCCGGTATAAGTGGTTTCAGCGGCACATCAGGCTGGTCTGGCGAATCTGGTTACTCCGGCTACTCAGGTATAAGTGGCTATAGTGGTATATCAGGCTACTCTGGAGAATCTGGCATTAGCGGCTACAGCGGTTATTCCGGCATTAGTGGCTTTAGTGGTATTTCCGGCTGGTCTGGCTTTTCAGGTATATCAGGCTTCAGTGGTATAAGCGGCTTTAGCGGAGAGTCTGGCTACAGTGGTACTTCAGGTTACAGTGGCGAATCCGGTTATAGCGGTGAATCTGGTTATTCAGGTATAAGCGGCTTTAGCGGTATATCAGGTTATTCCGGGTACTCTGGCATTAGTGGCTACTCTGGCTTAAGCGGCTTCAGCGGTGAATCCGGCTACTCTGGCTGGTCTGGTATTAGCGGTTACTCTGGTATTTCTGGTTCAGCAGCTGCTTCCGGTTACTCTGGTTATTCTGGTGAATCTGGTTACTCGGGTATAAGTGGTTACAGCGGTATATCTGGTTACTCTGGCTATAGCGGGGAATCTGGTTACTCAGGTCAATCAGGCTATAGTGGTATTTCAGGTTACTCAGGTGTATCAGGCGCCGCCGCAGCTTCTGGTTATTCTGGTTATAGCGGTTATTCTGGTATAAGCGGATATTCAGGTATAAGCGGCTTTAGCGGCATTTCAGGTTGGTCTGGCTATAGCGGCGAATCTGGCTACAGTGGTATATCTGGTTATTCCGGTTATAGCGGTGAATCCGGTTACAGCGGTATTGGTATATCTGGTTATAGTGGTTTATCTGGCTTTTCCGGTGCTACTGGTATAGCTGGTGCTGAAACTATAATATACGCAAACTCTTTCGTAGCAGGTAATGTTATTAAGAAAACTAGTGGTGGATATGCCCTTGCACAAGCTGATACAGCTGCAAATGCTGAAGCTATAGGTGTTATACAATCTGCTAATGCAAGTCAGTTTGATGTTGTCTATGTCGGGGCTATTACCGGTTTAAGTAATTTAATAGACGGAGAAGTCTATTTCTTATCTAACACTGTTGCAGGTTCTGCAACATCTGTCGAACCTATTACTCTCGGTTCTGTATCTAAACCAGTATTTGTTGCAACAGGTACTTCCACGGCAGTTGTACTTAACATGCGCGGTATATTAAACGGTTCCCAAACTAATACGTTTAATGTTTCTGTACCGGCTACATCCGCTTCTGCAGGCGCTGCTGGTTATTGGGCTGTAGACAGTAGTTATTTTTACGTATATGATAACACTACAAGTGCATGGCGTAGAGCCCCAATTTTAGCATTTTAATTTAACATATGGCTTTTAACGACATAATTTTAGTACAAGAAACTACCCCAGGGTTTATAGGACGTACTATTACCCCTTCAGCTAGCGGGTTGCTAGGTTTTAATAGCCTTGGACAACCGGTAGCTTATACCTCTGAGCAAGTTTCACAAAGTTTTTCTGGATATAGTGGTTATTCTGGTGTATCCGGTTATTCTGGTATTTCTGGCTTTAGTGGTATATCCGGTTATAGTGGTAATAGTACTTCTGGCTTTAGCGGTATATCTGGTTATAGCGGTATTAGTGGTTACAGCGGCCCAGGCGCCAATCAAACCTTAAATACAACCAGTAGTGTTACGTTTGCTACTGTAAGCGCGACTAATTTTACCGGTAGTTTATCAGCAGCAACCGGTTTACGTTTAGTTGGCGGTACCACAGGTACATTATCAGTAAGCAGCGGCGGTACCGGTTTAACTTCAGGAACATCCGGAGGTATAACGTTTTTCTCAGGAACCTCTACTGTTGCTTCAACATCAGCTCTTTCTCCAGGAAATGTTTTAATTGGTGGAGGTGCTGGTAATGGGCCTGCTACAACAACATTAATGACTCTTGTATCTGCAGTTACTGTTGGCAATTATCTTAGAGCAGTAGGGTTTGCTGATACGGTTACCGCTCTTGGCAATACCGGTACCGCGATTAATATTGATGTTACTAGTGGTGGGGTATTTACTGCTACGTTAAACGGCAATTGTACTTTTACTTTACGTTATCCGGTAGCTACCGGGGCATCTTCGTTTACTTTAGTTCTTACTAATGATGCAACCCCGAACCGTACTGTTGCATGGACTGGAGGCACATTCCGGTTCCCAGGTGGTGCTGCTGCATTAACTCGTACTACAGCTGCAAATGGCGTAGATGTTTGGGTATTTTTTACACCTAACGGGGGTACCACGTGGTATGGAAATATAGCTATGGCGAACTTAGCAGCTTGATAATATTGTAACTATAATAAGTATTTTTAAAAGTTTACCATGAGTACTACATTAACTGAACAACAACAAATGCAACTTGATCTCGAAGCTGCTCGCCACGCAAATCAATTAGCCCTTGAAGCTAAAAGAGCTAAGTTAGAAGCTGTCCGTCTTGCTAAAGAAGTTTTAATTGAAAACGCTCGTAGTAAGCCAGTCGGCGAACATGAAGTTACCGCTGCTGCTATTACTAGCTTCGCACAGACTCTCACGGAATATGTGGAGGGGTAATGGAAGGGTTCGCCTATTTCCCGGCGATCATTTACCGCGATGAACGTCCCGATTTGGTGGGGAAAGTGTTGGGCGCGTGCCTCAGGCGCTTGGAAGAAGTCCGTCAACCCGAACGTACTTTCAACCAAACCGTCTACCTCGGGCAAGACCCAGCCTTGCGGGAAGTGTCAGACTACCTGCTCGTATCCTCGGTCGGGTTCCTCAAGGACCAAGGGTACAACGTTGAAAAATACGACTTTCACCTGTCAGGACTTTGGGCGCAAGAATTAAGCCGCGGCGCCGGTACTGACGTACATCTTCACCGTAACTCACAAGTATGCGGTTGGTTTTTTCTAGAAACCCCGCAAGGGGGTTCGTTTCCTATCTATCACGACACACGCGCTAACAAAGCAATGATCGAATTAGATTTCGTACAAGGAGACGAGATTAGCAATGCTACTCGCTCTGTTTATTTTAACAACGTGCAACCAGGAACAGTAATGTTTGGTAATTCTTGGATGCATCATCAACTATCACCTAACCAAACAGAAACACCTACCCGGTGTATACATTTTATTATATCACATAAGGATCGACCATGCAGCACATGTTAATTCCATACGCCGCCTCCATTGAGCCGTTCGCTTGGTGGGAAGGTGCATTTAATGAAAAAGAACTAAACTGGTTACAAGAACAAGCCGCAAATGCTCGTGACCAAGGACAAATCGGTGGAGCAACCGATGAAGAATCTCTTCGTCGAGTTCGGCGCTCAAATGTTTCTTGGTTGGGTAAAAATCAAGACACAGCGTGGATATTTGAAAAATTAGCCCACGTAGCGTCTTCGCTTAATGCTCAGCATTTTCGTTTTGACTTAACCGGTTTCGGTGAACAACTACAGCTTACTAATTACGATGGGTCAGATGCTGGTACCTATGGTTGGCATCAAGACTATAATGGTAAGATTAGCCGTAAATTAAGTCTAGTTGTACAACTTACTGACCCAAGTGAATATGAGGGTGGTAACTTACAGATTCTAACTGGAGGTCAACCAGTTAATGTTCGTAAACAACGCGGTCTTATTGCCGCATTTCCATCATACGTCCTCCACCAAGTAACCCCAGTAACGAGTGGAAGCCGTCAATCTCTCGTTAGCTGGGTATCAGGACCTGCTTTCCGATGAACGCTGAATATAAAGATTTTATAGGGCTTTACCATAATTTATATCCAGATGGCTATTGTCGTCATTTAATTACGGAGTTTGAACGTTTAGTAAACTCCGGGGCGGGTAGTAACCGCCAACAAAGTGAAGGAGCTGCTAAACACCGTAAAAACGACATGCAGCTCGGTTTGAATTTCGGTGTGCATAATGTTGCTGCATTTAATGGACGTAACCCGGAAGGTTTGTTCTTCGAAGGGCTCCAGAAGTGCTACGATGCATACGCCGAACAGTATTCAATTCTTAAAAATGATAAGATTACTGGTACTGCAATGAAAATGCAACGTACTGATCCGGGTGGTGGTTATCATGTCTGGCACAGTGAGCAAGGTAATGGTCCTCATTCAGCTCGAGTATTAGCTTATATGGTGTATCTTAACACTTTAGAGCCTGAAGAAGCTGGAGAAACAGAGTTTCTCTATCAACAATGTCGTATTAAACCACAAGAAAATTTAATGCTTATTTGGCCTGCAGCTTTTACTCATGCTCACCGTGGTAATACAGTATTCGGTAACCGTAGCAAGTATATTGTAACCGGATGGTTCTATTATGAATAATTAAATCATATACTATTTAATAAATATAGTATATGCCTGCAGGTACTCCTAAAATAAATTTATTCGGTGGTAAGAAAATAAC